CAATACGTCAGCAGGCCACTGCCACTGGTTGTCAGGGCTGCCGGCCATGAACCGAAGGTCGTCCAGTTCGTCTTCACGGCTGTCCGAATAGGCTGCCATCGACATCTGTAGCCGATGGCGCATAGTTGCCATTGTATCAGGGTCACCGCGAGTGTTCGCTGGATCGCTACCGATGTCAGCTACATCGCCTACTTTGTTAATACCTGTCGGATCAGCCATTGTGGTTACTTTTTACCTTTTTTAGCGGCTTCACGCTTCACGCTGTACGCGATTGCGACCGCCTGTTTGACAGGTTTTCCGGCGTTTACCTCGGCCTTAATGTTCTTGCGGAACGCGGCTTTGCTGGGCGACTTGACCAGAGGCACTTTATTTCTTCTTTGTTGGCGTTGGCTTCATCGACACGGTCGTGCGGATGACTTGCACTGGCTTGGCAGGCTTTACCATCTCTGCGCCGCGTGTCGTGCCTTCGCGGGCTACAGCTTTCATAGCTGCGCGTGCGCGTGCTGGGTCGCGGTTAGCCATTGCAGCCTTTTCAGCCTTTACAGTGCCTGTCTTATACAGGGCTTTGGTGTATTTATTAGCTGGCATTTACTTACCCTTCTTAGCTGGTTTGGCTGTTTTGGCGCTTTCTTTGAAAGCCTTGGCTGTGGGGGCGCCTTTAGCGCCCGGTTTACGCATTTTTTCGCCTGATCCAGCGGCAATCCGCTCTTTCTTGGCGTGAATGTTGGCATATAGACCCTTTTTCATGGGCATTTCCACCTTTTCAAACTAGCTTTGGCGCGTTCGCCGTCTTTTGCCTTGGCTGCAACAGCCCCCATGCGGGCGCAGAACGACGCTTTGCGTCCTGCGTCAGCCTTTGTCTTCGGATTCGGCGCTGGAGCCTTCAATTTGCTGCCTGTTGCAGCGTTATATTTCGCTCTACCAGCGGCAGTCAGGCCCGCACCCTTTGACACAGGCAACTTCTCGCCTCTGCCAACGGACAACGAAACTGATTTTTTCTTGTCTGCCACTAGCTGCCCATCCAAGATGTAGAATATCCAGCGGGAGAATACCCGCTTGAGGAGCGTCTGTCAACGCGTCCTTGTCGTGGGTCTTTAGATGCTACAGGAAAGGCAAATGTCACCGCTATGGCGTCCGCTGCGTCAGGTGACGCCAGCCCGCGTGACTTCATGTCCTTCTTGCTTTCGAGGAACAGCGTTCCTTTACTATCTGGCTTGGTGCGCGGGCTGATGAGGTCTGTTTTCAGGAACCTGTCGTTGGGGATGTGCGCTGTCTTGAGCCAATCTCGCATTGCGCCCCACATCTCTGCGCGCTTGTTGCCCCACATGATCTGGTTCTTGGCCTTATTGCCGAAGTTTACGCCGCGTATCTTGTACCGTTGTTCCTTCAGCCTGTCCACGACGCCTGCGCCTAGCCCGCCTTCGTCGATGCAGACCAACGCTGGCTTGAACTGTTCTATGGCGTCGATGACGTAGCCAGCCACTTCCATTGTGTCAGCGCCGCGGTGTCTCCGCAGTTCCAAAATGTCACGGCCCTGCCGTATGGCGATGACGGTAGCATCCGCCCCGAAGCGTGCTGGGTCTACCCCTATGACGATGGGCGCGCTGTCGTCTTTGACGGGTGGCCGCTTCATGGCATCATCGACCAGATTGCTGCCGATGAACTGATCGTCGCCTTCTGACGGGAAGTTACCGTAAACTTCGACGCTGGCTTGGTAGCTGTCTGGCCCGTATTCGTCGATGATGCGCTGGTACAGGTTTTTGTCTGTACCCTCGACATCGCGGGCGTCGATTGTGCGTGTTGTCCAGAACGCCCGCTTGCTGTGGAACGTCTCGTAGAAATAGCCTGTGTTCCGCCGCGGGTTGGAGAAGGCCAGATGGAAGCGGTGCGGCGTATTCTCTGTAAAGAAACCATCCGACACCGACCAGATTGAGTCTGGAATACCGCTGGCTTCGTCGAAAATCAGCATCACACCGTCGAAGTTGTGAACCCCTGCGTATGCGTCAGGGTTCTCTTCTGACCACAGCCGGCCCTCGACTGACCAATAGCGCGTGCCTTTCTTCAGGTCGCGCTCGACCAGTTCCGTCAGCCACTTGGCTGGCATGATGCGTGTGGCGGCTATCTCGAACCAGTGACTGTTGAGCGACATCGCCAGCCACTTGGTAATTTCTGCCCATGTTACCGACCGCAACTGCGCTTCGGAGTTTGCCGACACGATGGTGGTCGAGCCGATGCGTGACGACAGCATCCAGATGGTGAGCCATGAGACTAGGGCGGACTTGCCGATACCGCGTCCTGACGCAATCGCCAGCCGCGCTGTGTCGAAGTCAACCTTGCCGTTGTTCGCTTTGATGTGGTCGCGCAAGTCACCAAGTATCTGGCGCTGCCATTTACGCGGTCCGGGGAAATGTTCCAGCGGCGTGCCTGCTTGGCCCCACGGGAATGTGTACAGCACAAATGCTAGGGGGTCATCCTTCAGGCTGGGCGACCACAGCCGCGCCATCAACTCCATCTCGTCTTGCGCTGAATATATCGGCTGCTGCATGTGTGTTATCCTCTAGGCGGGGCGTCACGTCAGTGTACAGCCCCTCGATGACGCGCGACTGTGCTTTTTCCAGCGCGCCTGTAATGCTTATCTGTTGGTCGATGTTCACGTCGATCTGCTGTTTGGCTACCCAGCCGTGTTGATGCTTGAGTATCTCCAGCGCAGCCTTGCTGTCGCCATCGCGCGCCGCTTCGTACATGGTCTTAGCCGCTGTGTATTCACCATCGCTGCGGCCTTTGATCTCAGCCATCTCGACCAGCGGGTCTGCGTCGGCCAGCACGCGGAACTGCCGCGGGGTCAATCCAGCGGCCATCGCCAGACTGTCACCCTTCAGGCCATAGCGGGCAGCTTTATAGATTGCCTCCAGCCGCGCCTCGGTGGCCTGCGTCCGCTCTGGTGTGAATGGCAGTGAGTAGAAAGTCATTGGGCGTACTATAGTGTGTTGCAAACCATATTGCAAAAAAAAATAAAAATTGTTTGGTGAGGGAGAAGATAGGGCGTGCGCGGGCTTAAGGTCCTCGGTTATTCCCAGACTGGGAGGACTCCGCGGGACGCTTTCGCGTTTCATGCCATCTCAGGCAATCGTCAGCCGCTTTAATGTCTGGCCAGATGTCCACAGTAGACCCGCAGTGGACCCACGTCCTATCTTCTCTAACGCGTGCTTACTTTTATATTGCAACATTTGCAAATAAAAAAAATTGTTTGCGACCCGTGCCCGTGACAGTCACGCGGCGCTCGGCCCTCTACCCCCCACCCCCCTGCTCGACGCGTTCTGGTTTTGTTCTATGTGCTGGATTTTCGGTTGGCCTTTCCCTTATTGCGAGCCGTTAGCATTAAGAAAAACATATTGCTGGCTGGCTATGCTGCGGTGCAACATTTTACACTGGCCGGTTGTCAAGTTGTCATCGGTTTGCAAGTCACCGACGAACTGATTGACGTTTACGTCAACTAGCTAAGTGTATTGCGCGACTAACACGGGACGTCAAATTGTCATCGAAAAACAGGTGACTCTTATAATACGTATATTCTAACCATATAGGTTAATATTATTATATCTTCACCTTCTTATCTAATTAATGACAATATGACGTTCCATCCCCATGAAACGCGCCGAATAGCGTTGTTTTTTGGGACGTCATTTGGCCTGTTTTTGATGACGTCCTGCATGACTGTTTTGACGTCCCGCCAAGCGCCAATATTCGCGCGCCAATCGCCGGTTGCCATTTGGTTGTCATTTAGGTTGCCATTTTACAAAGCCAAATGACGCCCCTAAATCTTTTTTTAGTGCAACATATTTTAGTGCTTGACCGTGCCCTCTAACTGTGAGAGTAAGAGGGCACTTAAACAGTAAAGGACAGTTTAGTATGACTAAGGGCACCCGCATTACCGTTACCGTATACGGCACCGTGCAAGCTGGCACCGTCACCCGCACAGGTGGCAACGGTCAGATTGTTTTTGTTGTCATGGACCATGACAAGGCAACGCAACGCGAGCGTTGGTTCCACCGCTGCAGCGTGGAGACAGTAGCATGAAAAACTACTTCGAAACGCTGAACGACGCTCTTGACAGCGAGAACCTAATCGAGTGCTGGCCGATTACCGCCAGCGTTCCATACGGCGCGACGGTCGCGCTTGCAATCGCTGGCCGGTGGATATCCATTTACCGCGACGGTGTTACCGGTCGATACGAGCGCCCTATCCACTACGCGACGCGCATGGCAGACACCGGCCTAATCCACCTCTAATATTACCACCACCACAACAGTAAAATAAAGGACAGTAAACTATGACTTCTATCTCTATCTCTATCGACGCCGGTTTTGTTGACGCGGCTATGCAATGCGTTTCGAAAGAAGAGACGCGCCACTACCTCAAGGGTGTTTTTCTGGACGCGCGGGGTTTCGTCGTCGCAACCAACGGACATATGGCATTCGCTGGCCGGTGCAACGACGCATTCAAGCTGCAGGACGTTCGGCCCGCGTATGACACCCACGCAATTAACCTTGCGGGTGTCATCGTGCCGTCTGACGCTATCGCGCAAGCTGGCAAGGCTGCAGGACGGTCAAAAGGACTTTGCTATGTCGTCGAACGTGACGCGCAAGGCTTGTGGTGGATATTATACGGCAACGCCCGCATTCACTTTGCACCAGTTGACGGTGCATTCCCCGAATGGACGCGCATTATCCCAACGGCACCAGACGCGCTTGTGGCCGGTCACTATCAGCCCCAGTATATCGCCGCGTTAGGTAAAATCGCACAAGCGTTGCGCGACGGTAAGAAGGACGCGGCTAGCTTGTTCCGCTTGCACCAGAACGGGGACCAACCCGCGCTTGTGACGTTCCCGCGCCCTATGCAGAACAAAAACGACACCCGCGCACCGCGTAGCGATTGCCTTGCCGTCCTTATGCCTATGCGGACGCACCCCGAAGAATATGCCGCCACGACGCTGACAGACACATTCTTGAAAAACTAGCACCACCGGAGCGCGGAGCAATCCGCGCCGAGGATGGCGCTAGTGCCAAATATAGGAGTGAGACACTATGACAGACAATACATGCAACGGATGGCGCAATGCCGCAACGTGGACAGTAAACCTATGGTTCGGTGACGGTTGGGCAGAATTGCGCGAGGATGGCTTTGACTTTTCCCCCGAATATCTGCGCGATATGGTTGAGGAATATGTTGAGGAACTAATCGGACGCGATAGCCACAGCCACGGGTTCATTTGGGATATGCTTGACCTTAACGCTGTCGATTGGGACGCACTCGCAGAACATCACGCACCGATAGGAGCAGACGCATGATTATCAAGGGCATTAAATACGCTCGGCAATGCACCGAATGCGGCAAGGGCATGAATGAGGGATACGTCATTGAGGGCGGCGATGAATATTATTGCAGCGACCCATGCTTGCACAAACACGTTACACCCGAAGAATTTTTAGAACTCTATGGCGAGGGCGATACGCAAACCTATTACACCGAATGGGATGATGAAGCCGAATGGGATGATGAAGAGGAACTGGCAGCATGATAACCCATATTGCAATCATCACATTCTTTTGGGGCGTTGGCGCCCTGTCAATCTACGCAATCATTAAAACAGTGAGGGAAGCATAACATGACAAACGACCGTAACTATCTCCGCATGATGCACGACAGCGAACTGACGCGCTATGCACAGGACAACGTCCGCACCGAACTAGAGTTTATCCTGCTGGAACGCCTGGAGCATCTGATAGGCGCAGACGAACAACTTGACGATGCAAAGCGCGAGATTGACGAACTAAACGCACGGCTCGACAGTTGGATGGAGCAAGCCAACGCCCTGCAAGCGCAACTTGAGGCCAAATGATAGCGGTCCTTTGTGGAGCCTTTCTCTTTCTTGTCACCCTTTTACTGGAGGATTAAATGAACCCTTATCAAATCATCATCGTGCTAATGTTAGCCGCGCAACTGTTCACCGCCTTTCTGCTATGGGAAGCCGTCAAGCATGGCGACAAATGGAAAGCCATGTGGACACGCGACACATCGGAACTGCTATTCTGGAAGCGCAACGGCATCCTGCGCGACCCCTTGACGGGCAAATACCGCAAGCGGGACAAAAGCTAATGGAATATGCCGTCCGCAAGCAAATAAAGCACCTGTGCGGCTATATCAGCGACAGAAGCGCAGTGCTGCAACACATCAACAGGGAACACAACCTACGCCTGACGCTGCGCGACATAGACGACGCAGCGACTAGCCGCCACCGCGCACGGCGGACAGACTTAGCCGCTATGATACCCTCGCCGCTGATTGTGACGCACAAGCACAAGGGGCACGACCCGCTGGCCTTGGCGCTGTTCAAATACCATGCGGCGCGGACGTTCGGCCCTGAACAAGCCTATTGGCTGGATAGGATGAACGACCGCAAGCCCAAGCCGACAACTACAATCGAACTGTAAAGGACAGACACATGATTAAACCACAGCAAGCAGCCCCTATGGGCCGAAAACATCGCGTGTCATCCGACAGCGCATGGCCGCTGCGCGGACTAGACGGCAAGACATTTGCCGAACGCCGCGCAGAACGTGAAAAGGAGCAAAGCAAATGCCAAGACCAATGACATACCCAATCGGAACGCTGGCCGTAGGCGAGAGCGCCACCATGCCAGCCACCAAGAAGGGCGATGCCAAGCGCACCAGCCGCAACGTATCACAATATGGCATCCGCAACGGCAAAGCGTTTAAGTGCCGCACTGTGGGCGGCGTAACCTTCATAACTAGATGGGTGTGAGCAAATGACAGACCAAAACGGATATATGAAACTAACGCGCACCCCTGCGGTGCGGTCGCCTAGAGACCCAAACACTTTCACCAATCACCTTACCACCGAAAGCGGCGGGATAGGCGAAAGGGTGACAGACGAAACCGCGACGCACTATCTGGTGCATCACTTTTGGATAGAAGAAAAGAAATGACCAATATAAGCGAATGGGGCGCAGTCATGCGTTTAGCCAGACGCGCTGCGCTGTTGGCTGGCGAAGAACAGCGCCGCCTTGGGCGTGTGACGGAGCAAGAGGACAGCAGCATCATGCTGTATACCGACGACCCGACAACGGCAGGGCTGTTCGCCCGCAATTCCGACATGGCTGCAATGTGCAAGACCAGCGGCATTGAAGGCGTGTGCATCGTCATGGGCGACAAGTTTCCGCCAGCAGCGCATGAAGCCGAGCGCCCCGACCCTGAACTGCCGCGCGTTGCTGCGATGTGGTTCCCCGCCAATGGCGACAAATGCCCCCGCTGCCGCCTGTTCAGGCGCA